GTATGGAGATTTAGTTGATTCTATCTTTCCTGCAACTTGGATAGAAATATAATTTAAGATAATCGTGTCATAACCGATATTTTTATAATTTATAGTCTACTATAGTTATGTGTGGAAACCAGCAGAAAACCTCGATTGGCAATCAGATGCCACCTGTGCAAAACCTTCTAATAGATACGCTTTAGACTGGTTTTTTTCAAAAGACTTTAAAGAAAAGTATGCAGCCAAGAACATGTGCTTTACTTGCCCTGTGCGCTCACAATGTCTTCAGTGGGCTTTAGAGCATCGTCAAATTTGGGGTATCTGGGGCGGAAGAGATGAAGTTGATATTCGTAGAGCTTTATCTGTCTCTTATAACGGTGAAGAAACAAGACGACGAAGGTTTCCTAACTGCCCGTACTGCACAGCTCGTCCTTCTAAACTTGAAACATCTATAGAAGAGCTACCTAACGGTGGTCGCTGGACAACAGCAAAAGTTGTTACTTGCACCGAATGCGGTTTTGCTTGGAGAAGCCGCACTAGCGCAAATGCGGTTGAAGCTTATAAATTAGAGCGTAGTGAAAAATCTAATAGAAAAACTAAATCTAAAAAATCTTCTTCGTCCAAACCTGTAAGCCCTTCTCCAAAACAGTAACTTTGTTTGTGTAAGGGATTAAAAAGGCATCAATACCAGTTTTAGGTTGATCCATTATAGGTAAAGAAGCTCCCCATTTATAATCATCAAAAGCAAGTATTCCTCCGTTATTTAAACAGGAATACCCATCTAACCCGTCTCTAAGTGCCCAAATTGCATGATGATCTGCATCTACATAAACAAACTCATACTTTTTGTCGTTTGATTTAAAAAATTCTTTAGTTGTCATTTTCTTTTTTATTAGTTGACCTGAATCCAGAAAAGGTCTTAACTTTTGATCGTAAGTATCTTCTACGCTTTTCCAATCCATATCCTTATGCTCTTCTTCTTCAGAGCCTTCCCATGTGTCGACATCTGTCAAAGTTGATTCTGGGTGAGTAAGAACATTATCAAAAAGCCATACGGAAGCATCTCCCGTGTATGCCCCTAGTTGGAGAAAATCTACCTTTACATCTTTATACATAGGCAGAAATTTAGAAAAGTTATGGATTGCTCCACCTTCAATAAACCAATTGGGATATGTCATGCTTTTTGCTCACAGAACGCTAGGTTGTTGGCAAGTCTTTCCTTATGTTCTGGAGTAGCAATCTCTAGAGCAGCTTTAGCATGGACCACTGCATCTTGATATCTTCCTAAGTTGTAAGCAGCAATTGCTGCCATATCATGTGGTGTATGTCCCCAAGCCTCTGCTTCGCAGAGATACTCCATAGGTTTAACAGTAATTGCTAAAGCTTGAGTTGCTATGTCATAACACTCTTCCCACTTACCAACTGAGTAGTAGTGTTGAGCTAGATCAACATATGCTTCTCTGCGTTCTGGAGCTTCTTTTATTGCCATAGTAAACCAAAGCTCTGCATCTTCTTTAGATATTTTTCCAATGAAACGCATAGATGCTGAACGCTCTGGTGCCCACCTAGCTGTGTGTAACTGTAGATGACGCTTAAACTCTTCTTTTGCTTCATCTAATCTATTGTAGAAATATAACTCTCTTGCATAATAGAAAGCATTTCTGTCATCGTAAGGGTCTTCCTCTACAGAAATTTTTAACAGATCTAAATATTGTCCTCTTGACTTTGTATTATCTGCGTGATGCTCCATAGTTGCCTGAGTCCAGTATTGAACCTCTTGCATGCGGTCAGGAACTAAGACTTCATGTACTGGATGCTTCCAACGGTACCCGTGACGAGCATGAATTTTGTCCCCACCAAAGGTAAGTCCAGGAGTGCCGTCCTCGTTCCAATTCCAAATGTAGTTATATCTAGGGCGAGTGGCTTTAGCTTCAAATGCTTTCTCAAGCTCTGCCTTCCATCCCGGCAACATAATTTCATCCATATCAAGGGGAATGCAGTAATCAATATCAGCTGGAAGTAGTCCTAAAGAAACGTTTCTTGCCTGATCAAAGCGCCAAGGCCTTACACAGATAGACACAACATTAATCCCTAAAGCAAGAGCTTTTTCAACAGTCTTATCTGTTGACCCTGTGTCAGCTATGAGTAGGTAGTCTGCTTCATCTTTTACAGAGTTGTACCAAGTCTCAACAAACTGTTCTTCGTTGAGGGCTATTGTGTATACAGCTACTTTCATATATTTTCCTCTTCTTCCTCTGGAATATAAACATCCCATTTGTTTTTTGGGCAAAAAGCTTCTGGAAATTTTGTTTTTAATTGCATAAAGCAACCACATTCTTTACATTTGTTAAGTACCGAGTTAAAAGACTCGCATTTTTCACAAATGGCGTACCTTTCCTGCTCTACATTTTTAGGAACATTTTTATATCCATTTTTTAAAATATCCCATGGCCGAACTTCTCGCCTGTTATCCATTATATAAAATGTTTCACTATAGCTGCAGTGGCAAGAATCGACCATAAAATATTAAACCAAATAATGGTAGGAAGTGTCTTTACAGTAGATGACCATATCAGCGCAAGACTTGATACTAGGGCAAAAATATACAACCACCACCACTGCTTTCCAAACAAAAGTCCAGGAAATATAATGCTTATTTTTGCCATAAAAGCAAAAAACTCAACCGTATTAGGTTTATTCCAATATTTTCTATGCTTCATAGTTTTTAAAGCATCAAGCCATTGAGTTTTAAATGTCATTTTGATAAGTCCTTTAAAAATACTCTATGATCTACGCACGAACCTGTAACCATATTCTGACGATCCTTTGCATTCTCGTATAGCTCGGTTGCTTGCTTCTGAGCAAAACTTGTTTTAAATGCTTCTTTAAATAAATCCACATTAAGCCTGTTTATACCTGCTGCAACAGAGACCCAGCTATTCATACCCCACACTGGATCTTTGTTGAAATCGTCAAATTGAGGAAGTCTATATTCCCAAGATTCCAACATATTTTTAACGTAGTTTGGAGAATTTTCTATTGTAAATTTTTTCCAAAACTCTGTATCATTTCTATCGCTCATATAATGAAGATATACAAAATCAACTACAGAATCACTCATAAAACGGAATCTTTCATTAAAATCTCTTGCATTTCTAGGATCTAGAGATGACATAGCCTCAACATTAGATAACACTCTTTGAAGAGATTGAATTGTTACCCATATAGAGGTAGCTTCAAGTGGTTCAATAAACCCAGAAGAAAGACCCACTGCAATACAATTATTTACCCAAGGAGTTTCATAGTATCCAGCACTAAATTTAAATGAACCCTTTTCTTTTCTAGGGTAGATAGGTTCATATCCTAAGTAATCTTCAATCTCTTTTCTAGCCTCTTCTTCAGATATTAAAGAGGAGTCGTATACATAGCCACATCCAAAACGTTCTTTTGTCGGAATTTTCCACATCCAACCATATTTCATAGCAATTGACTCTGTATATGCTGGAATTGGATCTTTACTATCAATAGGAATAAAGAAAGGTAAAGCTGAGTCAACTGGAAGTTTATCAGAATGGCTTTTCCATTTAGACTTGTAGTGCTTACCAATAATAACTTTTGAAAAACCAGAACAGTCAAATATAAAATCTACAGGAATCTTTTTGTCACCTACAGCTACTTCAGATATGTCTCCATTTTTATTTTCTTTAATAGAGTCAACAATACCTTCTACACGAGTAACTCCACGAGACATAGCTACATTTCTTAAAGAGTCAGCCAACATAACAGCATTAAAATGTAGCGAAAACGTACCCAATCCATCGTATTTTAAGATATTATCCGCAGGTTCTTGTGATGCTTGCATTTTATACACAAAAGGAACCTTATTTTGTTCAGATATTTTTGACGTAAGACTGAACTCGTTAACATCTCCGTCTAAAGTAATGCTGCTTGTAAATGCAGAATTTATTGATAATGCTTTTTCATGTAAATTACATCCATCAAAATCTAAATTATTAAATAAATAAAATCCGTGATAGTAAAAAGAATTATTATTTCTCCAGTTTGTAAATTTAATTCCATTTTTAATAGTTGCATCTGCTTCTTTTACAAGCTTAGATGCAGGGATGCCTACAAAATCTAAAAAGTTAATCAAATGAGGGGTAGATCCCTCTCCTGCACCTAAAATCCCTATCTCATCTGACTCGATAAGAGTGATGTTGGCATCTGGCATGACTCTTTCTATATAAAGAGCTGTAATCCAACCAGCAGTTCCCCCACCTAATATAACAATATTTTTTAAGTTTCTTTTATTCATCACGACGTCCTTTTATTAAATTAAGTTTAGTAAGGAGTTCCCCCACTAAAACTAGCGTTTGCAGCTCCTGCCCAAAAGCCATTACTGCCTCCATCAAAGTACGACTTTAGCGTATCAGATTTCTCTAGCATAACAGAATCCACATAAAAAATCTCCCCTGCCACAGTCGAGCCTGTAACTACTCTAATAATGGCAAAGTTTGCCCCAGCGTTCTTTGTAAAAGAGCCACTTAGCCTTACCCAGTTGCCAGTATATGATAAAGACTGAGTGGCAAAGTTTCCTGCAGCAACTGTGCCACTAGAGTCCTGAGCCTCATACTGTAGCTGACGTAAAAAATAATTTGCTGGCGTATTTCCACTAGCAAGTTTTATATATGCACTTAGGTAATAAGTGCCTTCTCCTGCTACAAGAGGGATCATAGTTCCACTATCACCAAACTGAGCAGCTGACCCAGAGGCGTTAGTGACAGCTAGAGATGCCGAACCAGTATTAAATTCACCTGTTGTTCTAGCAATAGTTCCTGCTGCAGTTGCAAGCCAACCCGTTGTATTTACCTCAAAAGAAGGGTTAGTAATATAATTAACTCTATATCCAAGTGCTGCAGGTTCGGCAGGGTTTTTTAAAAACCCAGCTCCGCTAGCTATTCCTAAACTTAATGGCATTTCTACTCCTAATTATGTAAGGGCTAGATCGCCAGCTAGAACCCATTCGTTGGTGCCAATTTTAATAATAGATGCTGTAGAGTAGGTTGCTCTTAGCTTATTCGTAGGGGTAGATCTAAGTGTGACACCCGTATCTGGGCTAACGGTAACTTGACCTGCTCCATACTGCATAATGTCAACTCTTTGTCCTATTGAATATGCTTGTGCAGCATTTGTAGGAATAATAATAGACATAGCTGTTGCTTTTGTACATCTAATAAGTTTTCCAGCATCTGCTAAAACCAATGTATATGTATCAGATTTAACTTCAATTGGTTGAACTGTATCCCATGTTCCAGTTGCACCAGTTGAACCTGTAGGACCCGTAGGTCCTGTTACAGACGCTCCAGTAGCTCCAGTAGCTCCCGTTGCACCAGTAGGTCCTGTGACGGTACTTGCAGCTCCAGTAGGTCCAGTTACAGAAGCACCTGTAGGACCTGTAGGGCCAGATGCACCCGTTGCTCCTGTAGGTCCTGTTGGTCCACCTGATGGACCCGTAGGACCCGTAGGTCCAGGAACAGTACTCGAAGCTCCAGTAGGACCTGTTGATCCCGCAGCTCCCGTAGGCCCTGTGGGTCCAACAAAAGGACCAGCATTAACCCATGCTGAGTTTTGATCATCCCAAATATAAAGATTTGTTGAAACTATGTACCCATCTCCTGGATTACCAGTAGCGTTATCCGCCTCAAGAAGTTCAATAGTTGCATAAGAACCTAGTATAGAAATACTAGATCCTTCTGGCCCCGTTGGACCTGTAGGACCTGAAGAACCTGTAGGCCCAGCTGCTCCTGTAGGGCCAGTTGGAGCTACTGTGGCTACGGTATTAAAACCACTACCAGTATATAAACCAACAGCATTAGTGGAGCTATTAACCCAAATATCTCCAACTTGAGGAAATCCTGGCTGTGTTGATTGATAAACTATATTTGATCGACCACTTGACTCATATGCTGCAGTAGCAGAAAAAGATGCGTTAGCATTACTTGCTGCTACATAGATTTTATCTCCAACAGCCATTGCAAACCTAAATGTCTCAAACGACTGACCAACACCAACAACTAAACTGTTTACAATAAAGGCACGAGTAGCTGGGTTACCTGGCGAACCCACTGGTTCAACAAAAACAGTTGCATTTAACTCAACAGTGCCTTTATTAGCAATAATGACAGAAGCAACACATGCGACATCTGCAGTAGCAAGTTCTGTAAATGTGCTTACAAAAGCAGCAGGGGATGCAATTCCTAAACGTTTTACTGGCATCTCTGTGTCTCCTTAAATACTATTCAATGACTTATGAGTGATGGTGCCACTCATACCAGCATGGGTGGCACAAATATATCGATAACCACCAGATGCCGCTGTTACAGGGACATTCCAATATAAAGTACCACTAGTTTTACCCTGAGCGTTTGCGTCAGTGGTCAAAGTTCCACCTGTAGTGGAGTGAATTAAGCCAGAAGTAATATCTACAAAACCAGAACCAACATCATGTTGTAGTTTAAAAGGGTGGCTAGCTTCAGATAAGTTAAAGGCAATTGTTGCTCCACCAAGAACAAAAATTGTTGGGTCATCTCCTGAGTAGTGGCTATTAAATTGATATGCAGTTGTTCCGTTAGCAGTCACAACTAATCTTGCAATAGCAGAGTAAGCAACTTCATCAATAGTTATTGCTGCTGCTGTCGCATCTGTAGTTCCGCTAAAAGTTGCGGAGCCTGTTGGACCTGTAGGCCCAGTAATACTTGCACCTTGTGCACCTGTTGGACCCGTTGCACCCGTTGGTCCTGTTACTGTGCTTGCTGCTCCAGTAGGTCCAGTTGCACCAGTTGCTCCTGTAGCTCCTGTTGGTCCAGTAGGACCTGTAGCTCCCACTCCAGGCCCAGTCGGTCCTTGTGCACCAGTAGGTCCTGTAGGTCCTGTTGGTCCACCTGATGGACCCGTAGGACCTGTTGGACCTGTAACGGTTGACGCAGCCCCTGTTGGACCCGTTGGACCTGTAGGTCCTGTTGCACCAGTAGGTCCAGTAGCTCCACTTGCAGCTCCAGTTCCTACTTCTTCCCATGCTGAAGAAGTTTTTACTTCTAAGCTATCAGTCTCTGTATTAAATCTTACATAACCAGTTTCTGCTGAAATAGGACGTTGTGCAGTAGTTCCAGATTCTAAATATATAGTATTATTATCACCACGAATAACTTTGTTTGTAAAAGTCTGAGCAATGTTTGCAGGTTGAGCCGCATCTTCTTGCGGTACACCATTAATACTAAAAGATGTTAGTGCAACTGTTGATCTTACATAAACTGTATCACCGTTATTTAATCCAAACCTAAATGTCTCAAACGACTGACCAACACCGACGTTTAAATTAAAAGCTATATATGCATACTGAGAAGCTTGAGTTGCGTTTGCTGGAACAACCCAGATGCTTACCTTTGTTAGAGGAGTAGCGTTTATTGCTTTATTGGCTACAACTACAGAAACTAAATAATTATTGTTAGAGTTGTATAAAAGAATATCCTCGTTAGCTGCAGGATTAGCAAGTCCAAGTCTTTGAATTGGCACTTTTGCCTCCTAAGCCTGAGCTTCAGACCATGTAAGTTTGGCTGACGTTAGTGTTGAGTTACCTGTCAGACGTGCAACTGCAATGGTAATGATATCAGGTCCATCTGGGAAAATGCTATCTCCACCAAGAATGGAGTTTGACATTTCAAACAAAGTACTTACATCTACTACTGTAGTACCTTCACCACCACCAGAGCCACCAGAGCCACGGAAGTTATAGACCTGAACTCCACCAGATACAGTATCCGCAGAAGTATGCTCGACTACCTGAGTCAAAGAAGGGGCATCTACACCAGTAAAGTTCAAATTATTAAGACGTGGATTCAAAAGAACCTTTACGTCAACAAGCTGGGTTGATGAGATACCAATTTCCTTTAAACGAAGCTGCATGCGGTTGATAACATCTCGGTCACCAAGCTTACCTGTCAAACCTTCAGATACTGAAGGGCTCAAACGAAGTGAAATTAGCGGCTGGTAGTTTGGACCAGATGTGTTATTCAATGAACCGTTTGGATACAAGAAGTAGGTGTACTGAGTATTACCCTGTGAGGTAAAGTTTAGAACTTCACCAATGGCAGCATTTGGAATGGATGTTGAGGTTACTGTCTGAGAGCCAGCAACTGTGAAGGTAAAAGCTGTTGCGCTTGTCACAGTTACTGGACCTACATATGAGGTTGGTAAGTTTGTAATAGCAGCACCATTTGCGTCTTGAATAAAGTAGACTCCTACGTTATTGCTTGAAGACGGAATATTGTGAGCTGTTGCGGTAGTAATAGTTACCGTGCTTCCAGAACGGGCTGCTGTTGCCCCTACAGTAATAGTGGCAGTTTCTGGTGTTAAGTGGATTAAGTTAGCTGAGTTAACAAATGCTTTATATCGAGCACCATTTATTAGAGTTGCTGCAGTGTTAGATCCAATAACCTGAGTTGCTGGGTGAAGAGCATTTGATCCTCTTAAACCATTTGAACCAATAGACTCAAACTGCAAAAGATCTCCACTACGGAAACCGTGAGTCTGAACTGTCATCAAGTCTGTTGTCAAGTTAATTCCAGTTGATGCAAAAGACTTAGCTGTAGTTCCAGCAATGTTCAAAGTCTGGCTGTTCTGAGTAAAGAGGTATGCATTGTCGTCGTCAAAACGACCATCCATCATTACCGAAGTACCCCAGTGGAATAAGGAAGGAATATATGTTGGATTGTTATAAGTCACAACTTCATAGCGTGCTGGCAAGTTACCAGAGCGGAAATATGACTCAAACAAGTTGTTATTGTGAACAAACTCGTGAACATATTGGACTTGACCATCGGTTGTTTTGAAACCAAAGCGAATCTTTCCAGCTCCGTACCAAGAGTAATCCATGTAAGCCATTTGAATCTTAGATAGGTCAAGGTTGTATCCTGTTGGACCTGAGCCATCGCAAGGATCAATAGACCAATCTGCTTGAGGAACCTTAGTGTCAACAGTCTTTGTCACAATAATTCCTGACTTAGCAGGTGTGAGTGAGTGAACTGTTGTAGTTCCAACACTTGAAAGGTTTACATCAGTTTCAGAATCTGGGTCTGCTTTTAATTTAAATGTATTTCCAGTAAGCAAGTTAATGTAGTAAGTACGGCCATTTACTAAACCTCCAATAGATTCACCATCAATTGAGTTATATACTACTGGAAGTAAGTTACTAAATCCGTGACCTACAATTGTAAAGACATCTGTGGATGTATTTACTACTGTTGCAGGGTTAAATTCTTTCTCTGTACCAGATGAACCCTTATATTCAGGGCGAACTGACATACGAGTCTGACTATCGATCTGAGTTACTCGATAACTCTGACCACGCATAACTACATAATCTCCTACTACAAGCTGAGCTTGGAAGCTTGTGCCAGTTCCAAAGATAACTTCGTTACCTTGTAGAGCAGCTACTGTTCCACCTAACTGCTGTGTTGAAGAACGACGCACACAGTAGATTTCTTGTCCATCAAACTCGAAGAACATACCGTTTTGGAAATCGTACATACCAGTACGAACTGCTCCACCAGTCCACTCGCGTACAAAGAACTGAGGGAATCCATAAGCACGATTTTCTGGGATACCGCCACCTCTAGTAATTCTAAATTTTGTTAGGCTTCCAACAGGTATAGATACTTGGAAATCACCGTTATATACAGTGCTTGTAACTCCATTTGAATCTTTTGCTTCTGAAATTCTAACAAACAAGTCATTAATAAGTCCGTGGGGACGACGAGTTGTACACTCAATTGTGCTGTTATTAATTTTAACCATGCTTTCAATATCAATTGAAGGCTTAAAGTTAATACCGCAAGAAGTTTGTAGACCCTTACCTGACTGGTAACGGAAGTACTTACGAGTCTGACGAACAATTGAGCCCCAAGAAGTTCCACTTCCTACGGACATCTCAACACCGCCATCAAATGGACGGTGTAGTGAGTATCCTTCAGGGCGAACATAGATAAATGTTGGATACGAATATGAAACTGCATTGTATGCTACTGAATATGGACGATCCACAGAAATTTGTGTATCAGAACCAATAGCGGCAATACGACGTATGATTGGTCCAACTGCAGTTGTTTTTGTTAACATGAACAGAGAACCTGTACCTGTAGTACTAAAATCTGCAGGGCTTGTATTAGATGTTGCATCTGAGGCAGATCCGTGTAGTGAAATTTCAGTAGCGCTAATTGCACGAACAAAGTAGTAATAACCATCAACTAGTGGGCTAGGTGACACACCTCCACGAGCTGAAAACTTAACGGTGTCTCCAGTCACGAAGTTGTGAGACCTTGTGATGCGGTTAGTTGTTGTATCAACATTTACTGCAGAAAAATCTGTATTATCTACATAAAGTCTAAACAAAAGTCCAGTTCCAGCTGCAGTAATATCAATCTTATTTGAATCGGCTGCTGCATCTGCTGCTGTTGGGTGAAGTGTAAAAGATGTAAATGAAGTATTTCTTACAAAGTAAGAGTCATTAGTTACTAGTCCTGATGGAGCTGTTCCTCCACGAGCATCGAAGATAACTTGAGTTCCTGTTGTAAATGGATGAGCTACAGTAATTGTATCGTTACTTGTGTTGATGTTTGCTGCGGCAAAGGTAAGGTCAAGATTTATAGCATTTGCATTTAAAGTGAAAGCTGTACCAGTTCCAGCAGCTGTTATATCAACTACACCAGTGTTTGCCTGAGCTCCAGCAAGAGATGTGTGTAGAGTTATAGCTGTTGTAGACACCGCTCTTACAAAGTAAGTAGTTCCTTCTACAAGACCTGTAGGCGCAGTTCCGCCACCTGCAGAGAATACTACCGACTGACCTGTAGGTAAGCTATGAGCTTTAGCAATTTGATCGGTGCTTGTATTGATATCTGCTGCTGCAAACTGAACTATTCCATGAGTCTTAGTTACATCAGGTGGGAATAAACGGAAATTATCTCCCACTTTAAGAATCTTAGTAAACTGAGTACCAGTACCTGTCACAAGGACGGATCCTGACCCAATAGTCACGTTACCTGCACCAGTTACGTTACCGTTAATTTGAGCAGTAGTGAAAGAGTGTGCAACACCTGTTCCAAAATCTGAAACGGTTACAACTGTACCAGTTGCAGCATTGTCAGCGCTACTAGCAAGGCGTATGTAATCTCTATTAATTGCAACAACATAATAGTCAGTTAAATCTGTTAAACCTGAAATTGCAGTTGCTGCAGCTCCTTTAGAGTAGTTTACCTTTGTTCCAGTTAAGAAACCATGCGAAGGAATTACAAAAGCGTTTTGAGCGATGTCAATAGCTGATCTTGGGTTAAATGTTTTTACAATCTCTGGAACTTGTCCTTGAGCTTGAACGGTAAATGTTGTTGGCTCGTTAACATTTAAAGAGGTAATATTATAAATACCGTCTGGAGTCTTGCTTAAAGACTGTAAAGTGTGACGTCCTACACCTGCAGGTGAGTTAGTAATATCTACTGCAGTTTCAGAAATAGCGTTTTCAGGAGTTGTTGCAAGTCTAATGTTGTCTTGATCGACAAATATAATGTAGTAAGGAGTTGCGGTTGTTAAGCCGTTAACTACAGTCTGACCCTTTGCATCGTAAAGAACCAGCTCGCCTTGCAAAAATCCGTGACTTGGAAGAGTAATAGTGTTAGTTGTATAATCAAGTGCTGTAATTAATAGTTGTTGGGTTCCAGTTCCTGGACCTGTTATATCTGCAAATGTATTAAGAGCACTTGTTAATGCAAGTCTAATAAGGCTTGAGTCTGTTACTTTAATATAATAAGTTGCATTATTGGTTAAGCCTGGAATAGTTGTTCCACCATTATTAGAATAACGAACTGTTTGACCGTCTACAAAACCATGGTTTGCAATATAAATTTCATTTGTAGTGGCGTTAATTGTGGAGAAAATGAAGCTATGGGTAGTTCCAGTTCCAGAAGCTGTTAAATTAATAAAGGTTGCAGAGTTAAGATTAAGTTTTAATCTAATTCTATTAGCGTCGAGAACTTCTTGAACATAGTATGTTGAACCATCTACGAGAGGGGAGATTGCAGTTCCACCACCAGCACTATAGATTAAAGGTTGATTTACTTGAAAACCGTGGCTACTAATAGTTAAAGTATCATCATTAACGTTAGCTACAACTCTAGAAATTGTAGAACTTGTTTCAACTTGTCTACCTGAAGGAACTGTCAAGTTAAGAGTTGTAAAAGTAGGACTTGGTGTACTACTTAATCTATATGTAAAATTATTAACTGTATTTACATAATAAGTTGTAGCGTTGGTCAACCCTACAGGTGGAGTTGTAAAATTAAGAACTATCGCTTCACCATTAGATAGAGTATGAGCTGTCGCAGAATGGATTAAATCATTCTGTGCGTCATAGTTAATCGGTACAAATGCATGATATGAGTTACCTGCTGGTGCAATTTCAATTTTGTTTGTTCCTGCTTCTGAGTCAGCAGCTGTTGGATATACTTCATTACCTGTTGTAAATGATGAAACTAAAGTAACAATTACAGAACCTTCACCTGTGTTGTATGCATTTGTGTTAGTTATAGCTGTTCCATTAAATGTACCTGAACCATTATAGAATCCTGTAGAAGTTGAAACATTTGTAGCTGAGTTAATTATAAATGAACCGCCACCGCCACCAGCTTGGTTTGACGCACCTGTGGCTGGTGCTGAGCCTCCAGAATATCCTCCAGCTCCACCTGAATGGAAAAGATTTTGACCGTCGGAGCTAGCTCCTCCTCCAAAACCTCCATTACCTCCAACTCTTGCTAAATTGTCATCAGCAGTTAGTCCGTCTAAGAATGAACCGCCACCTTTTTCAGTAGATACAGTGTTGTTTCCACCACGACTAAAGAAACCACCGCCAGCACCAGACCTTGCACCAGTACCAACTCTTCCACCGTTACCGCTAACACCACCAATTGTTCCATTAGTAGAAGTTCCGCCGTTGTTTGTTAAGACTGCATCTCTTCCAGCTCCAGTTCCAGCATCAGCAGAACCACCACCTGCAACAAACAAAGCTTCGTTACCAGTTTTACGAACAACAAATGTTCCACCACCAGAACCGCCAAGATTTCCGCTTGACGGAGCTTCTCCTCTTTGACCAACTACAATAGTGATAATTTCACCTTTTGTAAGAGTTACTCTGCCTCCTACACGAGCACCTCTTCCTGCTGCTCCTGCACCAGCTCCCTCGTATCCAGATGCACCAAAAAGTTCAAACGAATAAATACCAGACACAGGCACGACCCAGTCTTGGTAGCCTCTAAAAGCACCTAAAGTTAAATATGTTCCGTGCCATGTAGTGCTATACGCTGATTGAATTTGTAGAGATGAAGGACCTTGACGTCCTGTTTGACCGCAAGTAGAGAATGTATGAGTGTTGTCAGTCATAGTGTAAAGACTTTGTACACCAGTGAAAGCAGCTGAAACGTTCTTTAAAAAGTATGTGTTTCCGCTTGTAAGACCAGTGAGTGGTGTACCAGCAGTGTAGTATTTAACTGCTTGGTTTGTATTAGTTGAACTATTTAAATTTAAAATATTATTATATACAACAGGAGTATTAAAAGTTAAAGATCCAGCTGCGCTATCAGTAATATTAACTACTGTACTATTATTAGATTGAAGAAGCTGAGCAACAAAATCACTTTGTCTAGAGAAATAAACCAAATCTCCAGTTGTGACTCCTGAAATAGATCCAGCTCCAGAAGCATAAATATAGCTAGTTCCATTAGTTAAACCAGCTGGAATCGTGTCTCCACCTACTCCACTAAAGTATATGTAATTTTCATCTGCATTTACATTTACTTTACGCAGAGAGTGAGTACCTACACCACCTACAGATGTAATATTAATAGGCATTTTTTACTATCCTCCGCTTCCTGCTGGTGGGGTTATTCTGTATCTAACAATTACAACGCCTGAGCCGCCTCTACCGCCAGATCCGCAGCAACCATGTCCTCCGCCGCCGCCTCCAGTATTTGGAAGTCCTGATTGAGGCTCAACGAATCCTGGTTGTCCTCCTCTGAGAGAACCATTACCGCCTCCGCCTGAACCACCATTACCACGACGGTTATCTGAACCGCCACCACCACCGCCAGCATAGAATCTTGCTGTACCAGTGATAGAACTTGAAACTCCTGGTCCACCGTCTTGTGCTGAAGCGTTACCGCCAGCACCACCACCGCCACCACCATATGTAGTTCCAACAGTTCCAGTTGCACCAGCAAATCCTTGGCGAGGAGGTCCCGCTACACCTTGTGCACCAACACCTGGTGCTCCAGAGTTAGTACCTGCACCGCCACCGCCAGAACCACCAGTACGACCATTTTGACCCGCCCAGTTACCACCACCACCACCACCAATGGCAACAATTGATGCACCTAAATTAGAGTTTCCTCCGTCACCACCATCTGATTGAGCACCGTTACCAACAGTGACTGCGTAGTTTTGAACTGTTGCTGTAAAGCTACCTTGTAAAAGACCTCCAGCACCTCCACCAGCAGCTACGTCTTGCTGACCAGCGCCACCACCAGCAACAACTAGATACTCAACCGTGTTGCCTTCTGAAAAGTTTGCCAAGCTTGCAACATTGAATGATGTTGCACCCACTGTAGTAAATTGATGAAGTCTGTAATCAATATTGGATACTGTAATTGTGCTTACAGAACCTCCTGATGCTGTCATAGGAGATGGGCTGATTGTTGCATAAGGAATTAAAGTTGGTAATCCGTCTTGAGGATATGCAATATCTACTCTTCCTCCCGCATTTACAACTATAGTTTTATTTCCAGTACTAGCTGCAACTTGACCTTCAAGATAAGCTGCAGAAGAATTACCATCGTATGATCCATTGTTTACAACATATCTAATTACTTGATTAAAAGTTCCTGCATCTGTAATATTAAGAGTATATGTACCTGCAGTAGTCCAACGTAAAACTGTGTAAGGTCTTGAGTTAAAATTGACCGTTGTTCTAACTTGTCCTCCAGTTGAAGCTATAAAAGATTCTACAACTGCATTTAAAGCGTAATTATGAGCGTCATAAGCTGTAGCAATAAAATAGTAATTTTTTGGATCACCTGTACCAAAAGCACCGCCTACAGGATACTGGTACTCAACCATATCTTTAGCTGAAAGATTTGAATTTTTTAAGTGTACAATATCTTTATCTAAAGAAACACCTATACGTCTAAATGTCTGAGTTCCAGTTCCACCAGAAATAGTAATTGGTGATGCATCTGTAGGTAAAGCTTTAATTGTAAAAGCAAAAGTATTTGTTCCTGTAGAGAAAAATGAATCTATAAAATATGTAGTATCGTCAGTTAGACCAGTTGCTGGGGATCCAGTAGTTTCATAAAAAACCATTGCCCCCGTGTATAAATCAAGACCAGCTCCTGGGGTAACAGAGACGTTAATTAAAGATCCACTATAAGAAACTTGAGTACATAAACCGTTTCCTCCTATAGATCGATCATTATTGCCTTCAAATGTAAAAGCTTCATTTTTTACTACTGTAAATAAAGTTTGATTTACTGGATTTACGTTATTACCAGCAAAAGTACGAGCTTGGTTTGCTAATTGAAAAGTTCCAGACATATTAGAAACAATGTCAATCGCTTCTCCGTCTGGAACAGCACTTACCTGAAACGTAGATTGATTTGTAGGACTATTAAGCGCATCAGTTGTCTTTAAAAAGACAACTCCTCTAGGGTTTGACAAAAAGTATCCGCTAGAAGCTGGTTCTGTTAAATTATAGTAAAGAGGAGTTCCAAGAGGTTGATTTGCAAAAGTTTCTGCTCCATGTGCAACAGTAATTGTATCGTTACTTGTGCTAACTGCTGAAATTGTACTTACTGTTCCTCCAATAGTTGCACTATTTGACCAGTCAATATTGAAAGTTGAAAGTGTGTTAGATCCGTCAAATGTCTGAGCTGTAGCTGAGTTAGATGAGTCGAAAGATTTTGCTGCAGTGTTAGATGCCTCGAACTCTTGAGAAATTGTTGAGTTAAGGTTAAGGAAGTAAAAGGGAGTGTTTATACCGAAACCGTGTGTTGAGTCTGTTTTTACTGTAAGAGTAGAGATTGATTCAGCATCTGTTGTTATGCCTTCAGAATTTGCAATACGAATTTGAGAGCCTTGAAAAAACTCACCTGTAATAATAGAAGTATACAAGTCTTGAATAGAGTTGTTACCGCTTTGCTCATCTTTACATAAATATGTAAAAGTGGTTACGTTTGGGATAGAGTTAATAACATATGAGCCATCTGCTGTAACTGATTTTGTACCAGTTACGTTAATAGGAATACCTACAGCAAGTCCATGATCTGTAGCTGTAATTACAGTAATTTCGCGGGTACCGTTATTTGTTGCAATAGATACAATACCTGGAATAGTAGTATCACCACTCTTAGAAAAGAACGATGGAGTGTTGTTAATAAGCTCAACGGTTTCCCATTTTGTTGGCTGTAGACCGTATTCAAAGTCTGTATCGATAAGGTTTTCAGGCTGCGAAATACGAAGTTTAGTTACTGGATCAATAAACTCCTTTGGGAAGGTGATTTCTCCACCTACACCTGAGCTACCACTGCTACCGCCTAAGAAACCTGGCATTAGTTAGTACCTCTTTCACAACTCAAAGGATATGACGATAGAATAACAGTATTTACGCATACTGATTTATTTAAACTCATCTAATTATACACCCAACCACCATGACATAGATGTTGCAAATGAACCTTGTGGACCAGTTGGTCCTGCAGGACCTGTTGATCCACCCTGCGTTTCAATAAATACACCGTTGTTATAAACGTAGGTCCTAGAGTTACTTGTATTAAACCAAGCATCTCCATCTGTTGAAGTTTCAATATTTGGTTGTGTAGCACTTGCAGTAAATTTTCCAACACCACCTGTAGGACCAGTTGGTCCTTGTACAGTAGAAACTGGACCTGTAGGACCTGTAAAACCAGTTAAACCTCTTGGACCTGTCGGTCCCTGAGGACCAGTTACTGTAGAAGCTGCACCCGTTGGGCCAGTAGGACCTGTAGGTCCTGGATTTCCAGTATTTCCTTGTGAACCTTGAATACCCTGTGCACCTGTAGGACCAGTTGGTCCTTGAGGTCCTGCTACATCTGAAACTGGTCCAGTTGGTCCAACATTTCCAGTAGGGCCTGTAGCACCTGTAGGGCCTAAAGGTCCAGTTGGTCCTTGAATACCTTGCGGACCTGTAGGTCCTGTTGGGGTTACACGAAGTGCTTCCCAATAGACTCCAGTCCAGACCCAAGACTGACCACCAACGGTAAATACTTCTCCATTAGCCGCTGGGGTTGGGAAGTTAATAGCTACCATGTGATCCGTCCTCTCTTTCTTTGGTTTATATGTATTTTATCAGTTATTAAACTTGTGGTTCTTCTATTCCAGAATTTTTCATGCCAACGTAGGCTCGAGCCCAATTAGCTGCAGCAGCAGATGATTCCCAAGGTCCGCTTTCATCAATAACATTGTCACCATAAAGAATCTGCACTAATGGCCCAATTTCAGCAAAAGGGCCACTTTCAATAAGTAGATATGAAAACATAATAGATTCATTTTCTATACCGAATAAGTAATTCTTCCAGCTGCACCTACAGC